CAACTGCAAATCCATAAATTTGTCTGGGATCCAGATGCAAAGGGTGTATAGTATTGTTAGGCTGTGTAGTATCAGTATTTTTTCTATGGTATGATATGAGGTCTGATGAAATCTTGATATAAAGGGGTAAATATGGATACAAAAAAAATAGAATCGCTTATATATCAGTTGTTAGAAGCATTAGGTGAGGATCCTAATCGGGACGGTTTGTTAGAAACACCGAAACGGGTGGCTCAAATGATGGAAGAGGTATATGAAGGCATTCAGTATACAAATGCTGAGATTGCAGACATGTATGGTAAGACCTTCGCTGTAGATACAAATCAAATGGTAGTAGTAAAGGATATTACTTGCTTCTCTCATTGTGAACATCATATGGCATTGATGTATGATATGAGTATCAGTATTGGGTACATTCCAAAAGGTCGTGTCATAGGTTTATCTAAGATTCCCCGCATAGCTGAAATGTGCTGCAAGCGTTTACAACTACAAGAAAAAATTGGTGAAGATATTGCGGAAGTAATTTCCTTAGCGACAGGGTCTGATGATGTTATTGTGCACATTACATCGTCTCACAGCTGCATGAGTGCACGAGGCATTAAATCTACAGATAGCCAAACGACTACACTAACTACTAAAGGCGTATTTAACGAAGATCATATGATTCACCGTTTTATGCTAATGAAATAGTCTTAGCGTTTGAGTTGCCTTGACTAAATGACAGTCTATTCGGTATAATTAATAAGCTAGAAACTAACTGAGGGCCTATAGCTCAGGGGTAGAGCAACCGGCTCATAACCGGTCGGTCCCTGGTTCGAACCCAGGTGGGCCCACCAATACGCTGAAATGCGAACCAGTTTCGCATCGGTCGTTAAATTCTGGTAGTTCATGCTTATAATTAAAGACGATTTCAACCCTATCACTATAGATAGTTACGCTCTTGATAAATGTATCAAGAATACGAGAGCGGCCTGCCTTAGTGGTAGGGTTCTCTTTTGCCATTCTCTCAAGAAAATACTCGATATGATCGGCTGTAAATTTAATAGGTATAATAGCGCTCTCATGGTTCGCTTTTTGCTCTAATAGGTCTTGACGCTCATTTTCGAGACTTTCTACTTCAGATTTGAGCCTGTCCGTGATAAAGCCTTGCTTAATTGCCGTCATGCAGTTATCTAGTTCTGAATCTATAGCCTTAATTTTATTATTTATGCCCTGTATGGCCGTTTTAGCCTCTTGGGTAGTGTTATTATACCCAGACATAACTAAATCGACTATACGAGCTATATTTGAGGGCTGATTTAGAATTTCAAGCGTTCTGTTAATGACTAAATCCTCGAGCTCATCACGGCGAATATTTGGCGCTGTGCATGTATGGTATTTACGGCGATTAGTGCATACGTAATAATGGTGCTTTTCTTTATTTCTTGATGTGGCTGTAGAGCCCATATAATGGCCGCCACATTCGCCACAAATTAACTTGCCACATAGATTATACATTTCAGAGCGGCGGCCTTTATTCTTAATTCGTGTAGGCATTATAGTTTGTACCTCATCGAATACCTTTCTCGATATAATAGGCGGTATTGAGTCCTCGATACGAATATCACCCCATGAGTACACGCCTATATATTTCTCATTAGATAGGATATTCTTAATCACACTAGGTGAAATCTTTCGGCCTTTCTTTGTGAGATAGCCTTTACTGTGCAAAATATCGCTAATTTTGGCTATAGAGTGCTGTTTTAGGTATAAGTCATATATTAACCTTACTGCCTTAGCCTCGTGAGCATTCACGGCTAAATGGTGGCTTTCTGTTAAGTTGTAGCCAAGCGGAATAGCAGCGCCGTTCATCTTGCCTTTGAGTGCATTTTCAGTCATGCCACGTTTAACCTTTTGAGATAGCTCGACGCTGTAATATTCAGCCATACCCTCGAGCATGCTCTCTAAGATGATACCTGCTGGCTCATTGGTAATATGCTCTTTTGCGCTCAATACTCTTACGCCATTACGGCGCAATATGCCTTTATATTTGGCGCTATCCTCACGGCTACGACTGAACCTATCGAGCTGATACACGATCACATAATTAAATGATTGATGAGCGCTATCACGGATCATTTGCAGGAATTCTGGGCGGTTATCTGTTCGAGCGGAGAGGGCTCTATCTGTATATATCTTAGTAATCAATATACCCTCACGCTGGGCGTACTCGGTGCACTCTCTTATTTGGCCCTCGATTGACTCGTCTCTTTGTTTATCAGATGAATAACGAGCGTATATAACGCCAGTTTGTAAATCTTTGTTATTTGTCATTGTGTGATGTTCCTTTCAATGGTATAATCTCATTAGAGAAGATAAGACATGTGTTGTCCGATAACCGCCGAACGTATACATCGGCGGTTATTTTATTTTAATTAGAAATAAAGCCCCTTGATAGGGGCTCTTTTTTATTGGGCTGTTGGCGGCGTAAACTTGCCTATGCGTTGGGCGTTGCCTAGTGCTATCATAGCCTCTAAATAACCATATGTATTTGGCTGTAATTCAATTCGCTTAGGCGGCTTATGGCTAGACTGCTCTAATACTTTACCATTTCGGCCGTCTATAAGGTTTGTTTGCGTTAATTCCAACACTATGCTGCGACTGTTGAAGTCATAATAATAGTGCTTTACAAACTCTGTGATAATGAAATTCTTATAGCTTAGCGAGTGGCTATATATAGGCGTGATAATCTCGAGTGTATGATCACCTGTATTCACAACTTCGACATTTACAGGCATATATTGAATTTCATTCATAGCATTAGGCAGCTGGATATAGCCATTATAATTGGCCAAATCTGGCAAAGTGATAGCCTGCGCTGATATGGTACATAAAGCCAATAGCGCAGCAATAATAAACTTTTTCATAATACATAATTCCCCTTAATGTTCCCTTTACTTGGTTTTTAAAAACGCCTCTATAAGCGCTTTTATTGTAGCACGTTCCTCGTCTGTAATGATGTGCTTACCATAAGACAATATATTATCCTTTTCGAGTACCGCTTTTAAATTAACCCCCTCAGCGTTCTCTATGCTTACTAGCGTAGAGGGCGCTTTTTTTATTTCTGGCAACTCTAAATTATGGATCACATCTTTTTTGAGTGCGCATGCTACGTATAAATCATCGACAGCCTCATCATCATACAATGTGAAATCAATATCAACGCCACATTGATGAATAAAATCTATCTTTTGTTGACGCATTATATCGTAATCGTCCACCTCGCCAGTTAAATAATACAGCGATACCCCTAAATAATTGGCTAACTTTTGCAACTTATCTATTTTTGGCGTGTATTCTTTCTTTTTCCATGCTGCAAGGGTAGACCTAGACACGCCAGTAGCTTTTGCTACTTTGTATGCAGTCAACCCTTTTTCTTGCAGCAAATTATTAAATCTTTCGTACATTTTTCTGACCTTACTTTATAAAATAGTTAAGAAAGATTTACGAAAAGTTTACTGGGTACGTTCAGTTTTCTGTGCTATTATATAGCCATAGGGAACGTTAAGAAAACTTGACGTAATAGAAATTAATTAATATTTCTTAACTAATTCTATCACATAGAAAGGGGTGAGGCAATGGAATATAAAAAAATTGAGGTTCTCTTAACAAAGAACAATGTAACAGCTTATAGAATGTGCAAAGATTTAGGCTTGCATACATCATCTGTTACGGCGTGGCGCAGAGGCGATTATAAGCCTAGCGTTACAACCCTTAAAAAAATCGCCGATTACTTCGGCGTAACGGTTGATTATTTTTTGTAAGGTGGTGAAACAGATTGAATGAATTAATTGAAATATTCAATAGCAGTGAGTTCGGTTCTGTTAGAACTGTAAAACTAAATAATGCTATCCACTTTGTTGGCAAAGATATAGCCGTAGCGCTTGGGTACTCTAACCCTCAAAAAGCTGTAAGAGATCACATCGACGAAGAAGATAGGACGGTGAACAATTCGTTCACCATTAATGGAACACCAGTCACTTTAATTAACGAAAGCGGACTATATAGCTTGGTGCTATCCAGCAAGCTAGAAAGTGCAAAGCGCTTTAAACGTTGGATAACGGCCGAGGTACTCCCTGCACTACGCAGAACAGGCAACTATACTCTGAATATTCCTCAAACCTTGCCAGAGGCTTTGAGAGCCTATGCAGATGAGGTAGAGCAACACAACAAAACCAGAGCTTTAGTAGAGGCGCAGCGGCCAAAAGTGCTTTTTGCCGACGCAGTAAGTACTAGCGATACCGATATTTTAATCGGCGATCTAGCCAAACTTTTAAACCAAAACGGCCACAATATTGGGCAAAATAGGTTATTCGAGCGGTTAAGAAATGAGGGCTATCTGATTTCAAGAAAAGGCGGCTCTTATAACATGCCAACACAGCGAGCTATGGAGCTAGGACTTTTCAGAATTAAAGAAACTGCTATAACTCATTCAGACGGCAGAGTAAGCCTAAATAAAACGCCTAAAGTAACAGGTAAAGGCCAGCAGTATTTTATTAATCGGTTTATAGGTAAATGATATGCAGCTACTTATAGACTCAATATATGAATTTTATAACAACGCTGAAAACTTAACAGCGTTTGATGAATGGAGAAAGAAAAAGTATGAAAACAAGAACACAACAATTAAAGAAAGCTCACAAATTAATGGGCTGGGTGTACGCGACATTCTAAGCCAACTGGTATATCACTTTAAAGAAAGGAAATAGTGAAAATGATGACTCAACGATTAAAAGCAATACACAGAAAACCCATGAAAGCTAGACGGCTAGGCAAAAGTGATGAGCCTACATCGTTACAAATGGCTTTATTCACTTTCTTAACGTTGGTTTTTTTCTTTGCCACTGCTTACTGGTGGTGTACAGGTGAGGCTCTTATTAAATGGTAGAACTAAGCATAAAAAAAGGGCCATTCACCAAAGGCGAATGGCTCTTACATTCCTTAAAAAGGAACATCACACACTCTGATTTTATATTAATTATCGTTAAAAGTCAAAGAAAGGAACATCACACATGACATTCAAAAAGATTTTTGACAGCAAAAACGCCACTCGAGAAGAATGGCTAAAGGTTCGCAAGCTAGGGCTTGGCGGCTCTGACATGAGCGCCGTGCTAGGCGTTAATAACTGGCGTAGTCCTCTCGATGTATGGCTTGATAAGACGAGCGACAGAATCGATGAGAAAGAGTCCGAGGCTATGTACTGGGGTACAGTCCTCGAGGATATTGTAGCCCAAGAGTTCGCTAAGCGTACAGGTTATAAGGTTCGCAATAACAATTTCACATTACAAAGCGAGGAATACCCATACTTACTCGCCAATATTGATAGAGAAATCGTCGGTATTGACGCAGGCCTCGAATGCAAAACAGCGAACGCATTCAAAAAAGAAGAATGGGAAGGCGACAGCGTACCAGACGCCTATTATGTGCAGTGTCAGCACTATATGGCTGTTACTGGTAAATCTAGCTGGTGGATAGCTGCTCTTATTGGTGGTAACACCTTTGTTTATAAAGAGGTGCCACGAAATGAGGAGATTATCCAAGCAATTATTGATACTGGCCGAGAGTTTTGGCGGTTAGTGGAAACTAAAACCATGCCAGCGCCAGACGATAGCAAGGCTTGCAGCGAGGCACTTAAAAAAATCTATCAGCACAGCAACGGCAAAGCGATTGAGCTACCTGCTGAATATAGCAACGCTGTACTTGATTATCTAAAAATTAAAGACCAGCTCACAGAGTTAGAGTCTCAAAAGCGAGGTATTGAAAACTTACTCAAAGACTACATGAAAGATAACGAAAAGGCGACGGCTGGCGATCATGTTGTATCGTGGAAAACTACAAAGCCTCGTGAAACATTCGACAGTAAGACATTTAAGAGCGATTACCCAGAAATGTATACAAACTACATTAAACAGGGCGAGCCTAGTCGTAGATTTGAGGTGAAGTGATAAATGATTGAAGTATATAACCTAAGAAAACTACTCGAGGCCGTTCCTGATGAGTTTAGTGTGATTATCAGAACGCCTGCAGACGCAATTAAGTATACAACTGAAATAAAAGGCGTATATATAGACTTTGAAAATGAAGTGTTAGTAATAGGGGAGATTAAAATCTAATGGCAACAACAACAGGAATTGAATTAAAGAAAAACACTATCACAGCCGCAAAAGAGGCTAAAACATTAAAAGGTATGCTAGAAAGCCCAGCATACAAGAAAAAATTTGAGGAAATGCTAGGCAAGAAAGCAGCTGGCTTTATGAGCAGCATTATTGCAGTTACAAATAACAATAATTACTTGATGAAAGCAGACCCTGCCACAGTTATTGGGGCAGCGGCACAGGCAGCTATGTTGGATTTGCCAATCAATCAGTCTCTTGGTTTTGCCTACATCGTACCTTATAAAGGTGCTGCACAGTTCCAGCTTGGGTATAAAGGCTATATCCAACTTGCACAACGCAGCGGCCAATACGTTGATATTGGCGCCAAAACAGTATATGAGGGCGAGCTCGAATACGAGAATCGCTTACTCGATAAATTTAAGTTCGGTAATCGTACAGGTGATAAAGTCATTGGTTATCTTGCCTATTTTAGACTCACAAACGGCTTTGAAAAAATGCTATTTATGACGCTTGACGAAATGCAAGCGCATGCAAAAAAATACAGCCAAAACTATAAGGGCGGCACCGATAAATGGGGCCTCGCTGATTTCAATGTTATGGCTGAAAAAACCGTTCTCAAACGCTTACTTTCCAAGTTCGGCCCTCTAAGCATTGAAAGCGTTCAAATGAGCCAAGCCCTCTCTAATGACGGCGGCGTTATTTCCATGAACAAAGACGGCGAATTTGACGTTGATTTCAGCGGTGAAACTATCGACGCAGAATACGACGAACCAACAGCAGAGCCAAGCGGCGACACCTACAACGTAGCTGGCGAGATTATCGACGCCAACACAGGCGAGGTAGTAGGCCGTGAATAATAATGACAAAATGCTCGCTCAATTCGGCGCTGACTGGGTGAAAGTGAGGGATCATATCGCAGCGTTAAAGCTGTTCTATATTCCTTATACACCTACCTTTATGGTACGTACCGAAAAGGAAACAGGTGTTTCGGCTAATACAGTAAAAAGCATTTTAGACTATGGTCTACAGATTGGGCTATATGGAAAGACGAGCGATAGAGATTATATTACGTTATCACCTGTTAGATAAGGAGTTTAACAATGGCTAGACCTAAAGCGAAAGGGGTTGAGTACTTCCCTCTTGATGTAGGGTTTTTGAGTGATTTAAAAATAAGAAAAATCATGCTTTCGTGTGGGGCCAGCTCTATTGCTGTGCTGATATACATATTCGCAGCGATCTATAGAGATGAGGGCTATTTCATGAATGTTAAAGATGATGATATAGCACTCATCGCTCTTGATACAAACCTCGATACCGACTATGTAAAAAATGTCATAAATCGAGCGTGTGAGGTAGGGTTGTTCTCATTTAGAATTTACGACAATTTTCGAGTCCTAACATCTGAGGGAATACAAAACAGATACCTTAAAATCACAGAGCGTAGAAAATCGGTAAAAATTAATGCTGACATTAACCTAGTTAATGTTGACATGATGTATACAGAAACTAGGGTTAATGTTGCAGAAACTATAGTTAATGTTGCAGAAACCCCAGTTAATGTATACAAAAGTACACAAAGTAAAGTAAAGGAAAGTAAAGTAAAGGAAAGTAAAGTAAAGGAAAGTAAAGGAAAGGAAAGTAAAGAGAAAAATACAGTAATTCAAAACGATGTATTCTCAACTTGGTTTAATACTTTTGGAGACATCTCTTCCTTTGTAAAGGAACTTTTAGAAACACTTACCGATGAATATGGAGCAGAGAAAGTGATCGAGGCGATTAATATTACACACGATAGGGGGAAAACCTCAATTAAGTATGTTGAGGGGGTATTGAAGAATAAAAGGTTAAGCGATGAAACAAATAGATGTAACAGCAACAATCGAAAAGATGAGGCAGTCGATTGGCAAGCGGAATACGAAAGAGTGCACGGCGAAGGCTGACTATGAATTTATCAAGCCTGTCTATAATGAGCCGATTGTCATTCCAAAGGATAAAGGGAAAACATATGCAGCGGCTGGCATACCTCGCCGCTATTACAATATGAGCTTTGAGTGGCTAAAGCAAAATGGGAAATTCCCAAAAGAAAACGCCGAGGCCTATCGCATAGTGAATGACTACAGGCACAACCTAAAAGAAAATCTAAGCACAGGCAAGGGCCTCATATTGAGGGGCCCAGCTGGCACAGGTAAAACCTCTCTCGGTGTATGCCTATTAAAAGAGGCGTTAAAGATTGGTAAGGGGTGCTTGATGATCTCAATGCCGAACCTCTTAGACAATATGCTCACCTTATCAAAAGGCGATAGCGTGGCGTTCATGAGTTACGAGCAAAAACTGCGGAATGTACCGCTCTTACTGCTCGATGATTTTGGAGCGGAATACTCAAAATCTGAATGGGTGGCAGCTAAAGTAGAAAGCATTATCATAGACCGTTATAACAGAATGCGGCCTATTATACTCACTACTAACTATAGCGATAGCTGGACAAAGGATAACTACAGCCAGCGTATATATGATCGCTTACGAGGTGAATATCAAGAGGCTGTGTTTATGGGCGGCTCTCATAGATAACCAAAATTCATTTAAACGCCCTATAAGGCGAGTTTAAAATTCTCACGATAGAATTATCGAGAGAATAACTAGAGAGGGCAAAATAACGAAATTTTCTGCATAGAATTAGAAAATATTTTAAAAGTTATAGAGGTGTAAAGTTGGAAATTGTAATATTGGGCCAACCAAGAACGAAAAAGAACGGCAGCAGAATAGCGCTCGTCAATAATAAACGTGTACTCTTACCGTCAAAAGCGTTTGAAGAATATGAGAAAGTTGCTCTCATGCAGCTGGGGCGAGTGCAGGCTGTTCATGGGCCAGTATCGGTGCTGTGCCGTTATTATTTACAAAACCGAGCGCATTGGCCAGATTTGGTAGGCCTATTACAAGCAACTAGCGACATACTGCAAGAGGCTGGCGTGATTGATAATGATAAGTACATTGTTAATTATGACGGCTCGAAAATTGCAGGCATTGACAAAGACAGACCGAGGGCCGAGATTACTATTCAGCCAATTAATGAAAACACTGTCTTAGTCGATGAATACGAAAGGCAAAAGGCTCGAGAGTGCGACACCACTCAAAAGCCTAAACGCCGAAAAGTTGCGACAACTAGGGGCTACGGAAAGCCCAAAGCCCCTACCTCTATCTCTTATAAAGAATTTAGAAAGCTATTTCAGAAAGGACATCACACACCATGACAAATAGCGAAACAGAATACAGGTTGCTCTTAACAGGCACAATCAGATTAGATATAGCAATCGACGCACAGAGCGAAAGTGAGGCGCAAGAGCTAAAAGCTCAAATCTTGCAAGCGGTTAATGATCAAATTACAGTTGACTGCGGAAAGATAGAGGGTACTCACGATGTATGCGTTGATGAAGTAGAGCTCGAAATCGAAAAGCTAGTAATTTATGACTAAAAAGGGGGGAGCTATGAAACGCACTATAAAAGCCGAATATGACGGCAAGAACTTTTCACTCACAGTAGAGGAGTGTAACACAGTAGAGCTCTTATCCTTTGTATGCGATGTGGCGGAGCAAGCCTTATGCATTATTGCTGGCAACGACACAGAGCTATTTGATGAGGCAAAAACGGCGCTTATTGACGAAATAAAAGGAATGGGCACGCTAGAGAAAGAGCGAGTTTTGCAGTAATGGAAAATAAAGATGTGAAAATATTAGATGCCTGCTGTGGCTCTCGTATGTTTTGGTTTGATAAAGAACATGAAAGCGCTGCTTATATGGATAACCGAACATTAGAAACAACGCTTTGCGACGGTAGGAAGTTAGTGGTAAACCCAGATATAGTGGCAGATTTTAAAAAAATTCCTTTTGATGATGAAACATTTTATTTAGTTATCTTTGATCCGCCTCATTTAAAACATGCAGGCGAAACATCATATTTAAAAGCCAAGTATGGAACGCTAGGGCCTAATTGGAAAGAAGATATTAAGAAAGGCTTAACAGAGTGCTGGCGAGTGTTAAAGAAAAATGGAACTTTAATATTCAAATGGAACGAGGAACAAGTTTTATTTTCTGATGTTAAAAAGTTATTACCTGGCAAGCCGATAATTGGCCAACGTAGGGGCAAAACAATATGGTTGGTATTTTTTAAAGGAACATAGCTTATGCATATTTGGGGATTATTTGACGATGGCAACGGCTGCTATCGTCAAGCGGTAGATGAATACAACGTGAATATGGGGGGGCAGCACACGATCACATCAATAGGCATTGGTGACGCGTGTATAAACCAAGATTTAGCGATTAATACATTGCATCAACCCAATGCACTATGGGAGCGATTAGACGAACTAGATAAACCTGATGTGATATTAGCTAGTCCACCATGCGAAAGCTGGAGCGTAGCAAGTGCGATGAAAGGTGGTAATGCGTGTTGGAAACAAGAAAAGGATATGGCTATCAATCTATTTGGTGAGTACGAACAAGGGAGTAAATTCACAATCAGAAATCACATTGATTATGAAAACTACCAATTCAAGTATGACAAGTCATTTCTGACACGCATCAATGGTGAGATGTGTATATACAATACATTGAAAATCATTGAGCGTTACCAACCTAAAGTATTCGTGATTGAAAACCCAGCATATGGGCGGATATGGGAATACATCAAAAATGTAATAGGGTTTAATGTTCCGTATGAAAACCTAACTTATTACAACAATTATAATTATCCAGTTAAGAAACCAACGAAATTTGGTAGCAATATCGATTTAAAGTTATTAAATGACAATATAAAGCCTAATTTACGATGGGCAGACTTAAAAAGTAATGGTAATCGATATAACACAAGGTCAAATATTCCGTTGGATTTAGTAAAAGATATTTTAAAACGATGTGAGCAATATGTAGAGAGGTAATCTTGAAAGAAGCATTAATAAAAGGCTACAAAAGTGATGAATGGTATACGCCACTTGAAACAGTAAAATCTATGCTCGAGATATTTCCACCGCCTAAAGGTGCTAGGGTGCTGCTGCCATTCGACACAGAAAAAAGCAATTTTACAAAAGTAATCACTAAAGATTATGATCCGTCGGCTATATATGGCATTACTGATTTTTTAACCAGTCAATATGAGTTTGATTATCTAATTTCAAACCCACCATATAGCAATAAAGATGAGATTATAGCGAAATGCATTGAAACTGGCAAGCCATGTGTACTGGTATTACCCATAGATACATTGGGGGGGGTACAACGGCACAAGCTATTTAGCAAAACAAATATAAGCGTATATGTTCCGACTAAGCGCATTAAGTTCATAAGCGAAACAGGCGAACATACAAAATCGCCTGCACATCATAGCATTTTTATTATGGTTAATGCGCCTAAAACGGACATAAGATATGAGTTTCAAACAGGAGAAATCAAATGAAAGTAAAAGAGCTGATTGAACGATTAGAGCAAATAGAAAATAAGGAAATGGAAATATTTATATTGAACCAATTTGATGGATTTAGCGATATATATGAAGTAGAACCGTTTACTAATTGTGTAGCTATTTCTGGCGATATAAAAAGTGAGTACTAAAAAGCATATCATGAAAATCGAAAATGAGGTAAAAAATGAAAGCATTATTATACACAGTATCTATAGTACTTATTCTAGCGATGAAAGTTGAGCTTATTGCGCTTGCTATTGCGGCAGTACTTTGGTTAATTGGACTATTCGGAGTTACTGGCGGCGATGTATTGCGATTAATTGGCTTAACTCTTGGCACATTCGCAGTATCATTAGTGGCATATGTTAGCGCAGAACTCAAAAAGTAGGTGGAGCGTATGAATAGATTTGAAAGTCGATTAGACTTACAAGAATTAAGAGCAGCTTTAACGATCGTTATGGGTAACGATATAGTCATTCCTTGTATTACACAACGTGATGATATTTTAGTAAGTAGCGTAATGTATGGGTACATCTGGCGTTATAAAAATTGTAGTGTAATGGTTGATTATGGACGTATCGCAAGCGCTACTATCTATCAGAACAATGAGCTTGATATGAATATTGAAACTATAAGGGCATATGTGAAAGGCGAACTATATAGACTAATCAGCAGAGAGGTGAAAAATAATGCTATGTAGCATGGAAGAGTTAGCGAAACATGGCTTTGATGAATTTGAGATATATCAATACCATAAAGGTATGAGTTTAGTTTTAAAGTGCGCCGATTATATCACAAATAAAGAGCTTGATAAGGCTCTAAATTATGCTCGAAAGATTGCTAAAGATAAACCTTATAGGGTATTTATCAAGGTGAAAGATGATCTAGGTTATAGAGTCATTGAAGTTAAAGATATTATCGATATATCTGTAGAAGATAGAAAAATTCAATTAACAGAAAATAGCTTTATCATTGGTAAAGTATTAAGAGTATTAATGAAATGAGGTAAAGGATATGCCAAATTGGTGCGTAGGTTGGGTTAAGTTTAGAGGCACATTAGAGGACTTAAAGCGTTTTATTGAAAACGAATTTGAACAATCAGAGCCTGAAATTAATGACGAGGAACTAATCCCATACATTGAAAACAAAAATACATTCTTAAAATCTCTAGTCCGCACATATGTAGAGTGCGATGATGTAGCAGAGGCTAATGACGGGATCTTTTGCAATGATAATGGCGTAGGTATATTTGCTATAAAACTATGTCATGCGTGGAATGTTGTTAGACAAGGTTATGAAGAATTAGCAAAGGAATATAACCTTGACATAAAGGGTAAGTGTTATGAGCGAGGACTAGAATTTATAGAAGAATTTGAATATGACTCTAATGGTGATGAAATCCTTTATAATGTGCATAAGTTTGGTGATTATCAATGGGAATGTGAATGTCCAACATTAGGCGGTTAGGAGAGGCTAGTATATGCTAACAAGTATTGAAATAGGAAAAATCGTAGAGTTTATAGAGGGGATAAAAAAGAATTATTTTATTACCACAACTGGAGAAATTGTAATAGAAATCGAAAAGAATAAAAGTGCCTATTTGTTTGTTGTAATGGATAAAAAACATCGCATATTACTCTCTATAAAAGACAAAGGAAGTCAAAATAGTACGATAGAAATTCGTGAATTCTATAAAAGTCAAAGTGAGTGTGATTGCGTAGAAAATGCTTTACGATCGCTGCTATGATTTTGATGAGTTCATAAAATAAAAAGGGGTATAACATGAACGATAAAGAGGGCCGTAAATGGCTGTTACAAAAACTATATGATAATGGTATTCGATATATTGCATTCTCGCCATTCTATGGCGGATATGTAGGCGTAAAAGAAACGCCTAGAATTAGCGAAAAAGGCGAGGTGTTTAATGAGATCGCAACAGTTATCACTTTATGTGATATTGTTCCAGATTTCAATAAACCTAATTGGTTGGACATAGGCGAGTACCTCTGTATTGTTGATTGGAGCAAGGTGGCTGTAGATACGCCTGTTAAAGCTAGAGTGTACAATCGCACAGGCACTCTAGTATGGCGAAATTATCATTTTGCCAAATATGAAAAAGGTAACGTGTATTGCTGGGCCGACGGTTTGACGTCATGGGGAGCTGATAATTTGGATATCGGCAATCCTAGAACAGTAATACCTTTTGGCGTAAAGTTAGCAGGTGGCAGCGATGAAAACTGATACTTATATCGTTACTCTCGAGAGCGGCCATTATGAATGGACTCGAGAGGACGAAATACACGGCTTGAAAGAGGCGAAAGAGATAGGAATAAAAGAGGCTCAAAGGTGCGGAGTAGATATATTTTACTTGGTGCACTGCTCTCAATGGTGGCCTAAAACTGCTGGAATTACAGATTATCTAATCAGCGAGGTAGATGAGCAACTAAGAGACGAAATTTTCGACTATGAAACGCTTGACGTCGTAACGCCTAAAGAAATTGAAGAACTCGACACAGCCATTGAAAAACTATTTAAGCATTGGCTTATCAAAAATAATCGTATTCCTGATGGTGTTTATTTTGAGGAAGAAATTATTTACAAAGTCAAGAACGGAAAGGCGGTCAGAATTGGAAAATCAGAATAACAATGATCGCCTACATTTTAAAGGCTATATAGATTATGGACGAATGCAAAAATTAGAAAAAGCTCGATTAATGGCACATGCAGCTGTTGAGGAAAAATTCAATAGGCGCATAAACCTTATGTTCGTAACCTCTATTGTGTTCAGCGTTCTGGTGGCAATCGGAATGATACTATTATTGGCTGCTGGTTTTCGCTATATATGGGGGTGATTGAATGGAATGTAAGGGGCGTACTTTTACCGAGTCAGAGGTAGAGGCTATCGTTAAGATTGCAGCAGAAACGGCAGCACAAACAGCTTTAACCGAATTTAATCGGCGTAATGAGGATATGCTCGCCAAGAAAAACGAAAGAGCCTATAAGAATACTACAACGCTACTCGAGGGCTATACGGCTATGAAAGCACATTGTAAGAGTGCTATTGCAAAGGCAGAGGATACGCTCACACCTAGCGATTTACAAACTGTGTTGTATGAGGTTTTTAATCGCAGAGGACTGCTACAGATTGAAACCATTCTCGCAAGTAAGCGACGTACCGAGCTAATCATTGAGCATATAGACAAAATGCTCGAGGTGTATCGTATAACCTGCATTAATAATAATAAGCACTATTGCGACTGTGTAATTGATAGGTATATCAACGATTTAACAATCGCAGAAATCGCAGAAAAGCATAACACAGTAGAGAGAAATGTCTATAGGTGGCTTGATAAAGGGATAGATGATTTGAGTATCTATTTGTTTGGAGCATACGCCTTATAAATTGTCATAAAGCTGTCATATTCAGTACTAAATATATGTGGTACTATGTTAGTGGTGAATGGTGATTATACGTTTCATTCTATCCTTCTTTCAACTATAAACATACTAACAACGCAAAAACACCTCGGCAGAGATTAGGGTGCTCTGTTCGAGGTGTTTTTGTATTTACACATAAAAAGAGGTGAGATCGTGGCGACAAAGAAAAAGAGTAATGCAGGAAGAAAAGGCTTATATAAAGAATGGCTAGAGGCTGATAACCTTATTCGCTTAGAGGGCTGGGCTCGCAACGGCCTCACAGATGAGATGATAGCTCATAATATCGGCATTACTACTACAACTCTGTATGACTGGAAAAAGAAATATCCTCAATTTGCGGAGGCCATAAAAAGAGGTAAGGAAGTAGTAGACATTATGGTTGAAAATGCCTTGCTTAAAAGTGCTATGGGGTATTCTTATGATGAAATCACTCAAGAGGCTCATTACAATTCGGAGAAAGAGGAGCTTGAAATGGCTGTAACAAAAGTTGTTACTAAACATGTGCAGCCGAACCCTACATCTCTTATTTTCTGGCTTAAAAATAGAAACCCAGAGGCATGGCGAGATACTAAAGTTGTAGACGCAGCCGTGCAGGTGAAAAATCCATTTGAGGGAATAGATACGGCTGATATTAAAAAGCTCATAGGTGATGAATAGTAGCAATCTGTATATAGTCATGCAAAGGGGGTGAGCGTGTGCAGGTTCGAGATAACAAAGAGAAAATCATCCAACTGGCAAAGCTAGAACTCGCAAGGCGTGAGTTTTTCTATTATTGCAATCAAAAAGCAGGCGACTTTTACAAGAAAAGCCGTAAATACTTAGTCAACTTATGCAACGAGCTAGAGAGCTTTATCAAGGATGATAATTATAACGTGCTCATTATGAACCTGCCACCATAGCCTCGGCATGGTAAGAGCCGTACTGCGCAGCTGTTTGTACAATGGTTATTTGGTAATAACCCAGCTGCCAAAGTAATGACAGGCTCATACAATGAAACGCTCTCTAAAATGTTTAGTAAATCAGTTAGGAATGCTATACAAGAGAGCAAAGCGGATGAGGATATAACTGTATTCAGCGATGTATTCCCTACTGTAAGCGTTGCGGTAGGCGACGCACAGGCGCACTTATGGAGCTTAGAGGGATATACTAACTCATATCTTGCAACCTCGCCAACTGGTACAGCTACAGGCTTTGGCTGCTCGCTCATGATCATTGACGATATTATAAAGAACAGCGAGGAGGCCTATAATGCCAGCGTGAAAGAAAAGCATTGGGAATGGTTTACAAACACCATGCTTTCACGGCTCGAAGAGGGCGGCAAGATTATTATTATCATGACTCGCTGGGCGAGCGATGATTTAGCAGGGCGAGCAATAGAGCATTTCAAAGATGATACGTTATTCAAGGCTAAAGTAATCACTATGAAAGCCTTGCAAGATGACGGCTCAATGCTTTGCGATGAGGTGCTTTCTAAAGCCTCTTACCTATCTAAGGTGCGAGCTATGGGCGAGGATATTGCCAGCGCCAACTATCAACAAATACCGATAGACTTAAAAGGCTGTCTATACAGTCAAATACTTACATATGACACGTTGCCGAAAGACGATAAAGGTAACGTGTTATTTTCATGTATCAAGAACTACACAGATACCGCCGATACTGGTAGCGACTACTTGGCTAGTATCACATATGGAGTATATGACGGCGAGGCTTATATACTCGATGTGATATATACCAAAGACGCTATGGAAACCACAGAGCCAGCAGTAGCAGATATGCTGCATAAAAACGGCGTAAATGTGGCGGATATAGAAAGTAATAACGGCGGCCGAGGGTTTAGCCGCAATGTTCAAAGCATACTCAAAAACAAGTATAACTCGAATAAATGTACTATTAACGCATTTCAACAAAGCGGCAATAAGATAGCTCGCATTCAGTCTAATGCTACATGGGTTATGAACCATGTATATATGCCTAAGAATTGGCGTGATAGGTGGCCGCAGTTCGCCGCTGATATTACAAAGTATCAGCGAGAGGGCAAGAATGCACACGACGACGGCCCAGACGCACTCACAGGCATAGCCGAGAAAATCAATGCGCCGCAAGTTCGCAGCGGTAGAATTAACATCAATTAGAAAGGGGCAATATGGCAATTATTACAAATAACCCTCGATTAGAGGAGTATGAGCTGTTACATGACGCCTATTATGGTAGCGGTATGTTCGCTACTGGAATGGCGATTACGGAACACGCTCGAGAGAGTACGCAGTCAATCGCTTTTAGACGTAAGATAGCTTACTACTTAAATTACACAGGGCCTATTTTGAATGCCTCTGTAGATCCAATCTTCAAAGACGAAATCAAGCGAGAATACGGAAAATCTGTATTATTTGATGAGTTTATCAACGATGTAGACCGTCAAGGCACATCGTTACAGGAATTTATAGAGCAGAATGCAATAGCAGCCAAGCTCTACGGAGTTATGTATATCGTAGTAGATAACGTGAGCGAGTTCGGCAGCTCTTTGGCTGAAACTTTGGCTAATAGGTCTATGCCTTACCTCACGGCTGTTGAGCCTAAGAACGTAGTGAATTATGAGTTTGACGACAACGGCAAGCTCAAATTATTTACTTATGCAACCTATTTGAAGAATGCGGACGGTACAATCAAAGCACGTTGCCATACATGGACGCCTACCGAATGGAAAATCACAGATGATGAGAATAAACTCATCGACAAAGGCGAGCATAACATCGGACGCATTCCAATCGTTCAATGGTTCGGTAGAGCGGCTCGCAAGCGTGATATTCTTCCACCGCCAGAGTATTTGAGTATCGCTAAAACAAATGCTCATGTATATAACCTATGCTCTTTACTCTCTCAAATTCTATACAATCAAACATTCTCTATCTTAACTATGCCAATGGATAATAACGGCTTGCAAGATATAACGATTGGCACAGATAATTTGCTAGGCTATCCTGCTGAGTCGAATAAGGCGCCGAGCTATATTGCACCAGATACAGGTCCAGCCGAGGTGCTCATGGCTCAAATTGATAAGCTCATCAATGAGATGTATCGCATGAGCGGTATTGATAGCGTAATCGGTGTACAACAAGCTAAGAGTGGCGTCGCTAAACAATGGGATTTCGAGCGTACTAATCAAAATCTTGCAGCCTTTGCAGTGCGTTGCGAGAATGCAGAGTACGACATTATCGAGCTATATAAGCTATGGAGCGACGATAACCTAGAGTATTTTTGCGAATATCCAAAAGATTTCAAGGTAAATGATGTTACTGAAAGCCTTACACAGGCACAGCAGGCTAAAGACTTAGAATTTGAGTCCGACACATTCGACAATGAAATCTTAAAGAAAGTAATTGACGCTTACATGCCTAATTTGGAAAAGGAAACTAAAGACGCAATCGTTAAAGAGGCACAGACAGCGGCCGACACTAAAGCCCAAGACCAAACTTATGACGATGATGATCTAAACGGTGGCAATAATGACACAGACGAGCCAAGCGCTTAACGAAATACTCGAGCAATTCGAGAGCATGGTGCGTGAATTAGTATCACTTGGGTATTCAGCCGATAAGGCCGTTCAAATCGCTTATAAGTCGTATCCTATTATGGAAATGCTAGAGAGCCCTCTGACGGCTGATATGGTGGAAAATTTCAATAAGGCCTATCATAGTGTACTTACACCGCTCTCGGTGGCAGGTCATAGACCTTTTAATTACACAACTCAATCAATTAGTGAGGCTATGCGAGCCGCTTGGGCAAGCGACGGCTTAAATCTATCTAAGAGATTACATCGTAACGCTCATAAGGTGCAGCGTGAAACATCGGCAGTTATCGCTCAATCATTGAAACGTGGCAAAGGTATTAAAGCCCTAGCTCGTTCGATATTCGAGGGATATGGCAAAGGTGGCATAATTGCTACTGACAAGCTCCCCAAGCATATTGAACGGCTTAGAGCATTAAGGCCGCCGCAATCGCTCAATGATGAGGAATTAGCTCGATTTAAGCGAGTAATTAGGCGCACAGAGCGGCTAGTGCAGCAGAATACAACGCCTAGCCTACGAGCTGCCTATTCAGAGCTAATACAAGCGATAGATGAGGGCAATGCTATAGACCTTTCGAGGGCTGTTAGTGTGGCGGTGCAAGAGAAAGCGCGATACAACGCCGAACGAATAGCTCGCACAGAAATGGCTAGGGCTTATGCTGACGGTCAAATGAATAGATATATCAATGATGATGATGTAGTAGCTTTGAAATGGACATTATCAAGTAGACACCCTCGCTATGATATATGCGACCTTTACGCTAACGCCGATTTATACGGCCTCGGTAAAGGGGTATACCCAAAAGATAAGTTCCCAACGCTGCCAGCTCACCCTCATTGCATGTGCAAAATATCGCCTGTCTATGATTTTGAAGTAGATATTACCAAAGCAAAAGACAATACAGACGAGGGCGGCAAGCAATATATAGAGTCTATTTCTCGAGATCATAGAGAGAAATTACTCGGTATAAGCGGCAGTAAAGAGGTTAAAAGCGGTAAAGCTAACTGGAAAGACTACGCAAGGGGCTGGAATGGGGAAACATTCGAGCCTAGAACACCAAAAGGAAATACATAATTTAGACCTACAGGCCTATGCAAGTGAATGCATGGGCCTTTTATATTGCCACAAACTAGCAAGCGGCGAAATGTGGCGTAATTCATGACGAAAAGGAGAAAGACTCATGACTTTAGCAGAATTGTACGCAGCACTTGAAAATCTCGAGGGTGGCAAAGACCTCGTGGCAGGCTTTAAAGGCGAAATCTCTCGTATTAATGAGGTAGCCAAAGCCGACCGCCTCAAATTCGAGAAACAAATTACCGATTTAACGACAGCACGTGATGAGTTAAAAGGTAAGGTTGACGAATTTGAGTCTCACAAAGGCGAAAAAAGCCCAGAAATCTTGGCTCTAGAGAAACAAATCAAAGGCCTTACAGATAAGTATGAGCAAGCAGAAAAAGCTCGCCAAGCAGAGATCGAGAAACGTACTAATTCCGAAATCAGCGCTCAAACAATCGCAGCGCTAACAAAAGCTAATTGTACAGACGCCGAAACATTCAGCAAGCTCATTGCTGGGCAGATTTCCGTACAGCAAGACGGCTCTTATGGCTGGACAAAAGACGACGGCACAATCGGCACTATCGAGGAGTGTGCAACGGCATTTCTTGCTGACAAGCCTTATGCGGTTAAAACAGCGCAAAACGGCGGCAGCGGTGCAGGTGCAGGCAATGCGAATGACGGCAATAGTCAATTAGCTGAAATGTACAAAATCGCAGGGATTAAACCCCCTAGCGAGGCTTAATTATTTAATTACGAAATGAGGTATTAATCAATGGCAATTAACACTTTACAAACGGCTGCTAACTTTCAAAAGGTGCTAGACCAACAAATGCTAGTTGGTGCTACATCTGGCTTTATGGAGGCCAACGCTGGCGAGGTTAAATACAACGGCGGCGATACTGTTAAAATTCCTACTCTTTCCGTTGACGGCTTGGCTAACTATGATCGTGATAGCGGTTACAACCGAGGCTCTGTATCTTTGACATTCCAAGATTTTAAACTTACCCAAGACCGTGGCCGTAAGTTCTCTCTTGATTCTATGGATGTAGACGAAACAAACTTCGTGGCAACAGCGACCAATGTTATGACTACGTTCCAAAAAGAACGGGTAATACCTGAAATCGATTCTTATCGTTATTCTAAAATCGCTGCATATGCGAAACAAGAAAGCCGCAAAACAGACGCTTTCACGCCAGACGATACAAACATCATCAAACAGCTTAACAAAGAAATCATGGAAATTGAGGACTTAATCGGTGAAACTGGCGATTTAGTAATCGTAATGAGCGCACGAGTTCAAGGTATTTTGAATGAGGCGGTAGGCGTTAAGGGCATGCTCAATGTAGCTAACTTTACGCAAGGCCAATACAATACTCGTGTTCGCACTTATAACGAAATTCCTATCATCGGAGTATCTAGCGCACGCTTAAAATCTCAATACGTGTTTAACGACGGCAAAACTAGCGGCCAAGAAAAAGGCGGCTTTAAAGCTGATACAGGCGCTAAAGCTATTAACTGGCTTATCATGAGCCGTAAAGCTCCTATCGCAGTATCCAAAACAGACAAAATGCGTATCTTTGATCCAACAATCAACCAACAAGCCGACGCATGGGCTATTGACTATCGCAAATTCCACGATGTATGGGTTCCTAAGAACCGCCTAGCGTCCTTGTGGGTAAACTTTGGCGCTTAATTAGGGGGTAATTATGAATAAATATAGAGTAGTTCGTATGAATGAGGTTCGATACACAGATGATGAGCATACTCTCGAGCTTTGGCTTGATGAGGGCTTTGTGTTAGAGTCAGAATTTGAACCAGAAACAGAGCCGACAGACGGCGAGGGCGGCGTAGGCGATGAAAACCCAGAAACAGAGCCGACAGACGGCGAGGGTAAGAAAGCTACAAAGTCCAATAAGAAATAATCATGAACGCTAGAGAGGTGTTTGAAAAACGCCTACGACAAGCTATAAGAGCCAGCGCTCGAGAGGTGCAAGAGGAAGCACAACGCACTCACCGATTTACCTCTAAGAGCGGCCAACTCGAAAGGGCTATAGATGTGCGCATGATTGGCGATAAGACAGCAGAGGTATATATCGACAATGATGTAGCGCCTTATGGCCCATTCGTACACGAGGGAACACGAGCGCACTATATTTTTCCAAAGGAAAAGCAGGCGCTCCGCTGGGTTCCTAATGGTGGTAATGGCTTTATATTCGCTAAACGTGTATTTCACCGAGGCACTAAGCCAGACCAATTCTTATATGAGGCTCTCGATAATAGCCGTGAGGCTGTTCATGATATATTCTCGAAAGCTGTCAATGTATCGCTTGGCGAGATCGCTCGTAATGTAGAGCTATGGACTAAGCGAACAGAGCTGCACATTAAACTGTAAGGGGTTTGATATATGCTATACGAATTTCAAAGCATGATATTCGATGATGAGCTACTAGGGCCTAATGTGCTAGAAAGCACTTTAAGGAAAGCCGAGAGCTGGCTGTATGTATTAGCTAAACGGCTAGGCGTGCAAGAGGGCGATGTAATACGATCATTCATTACAGATGAGTTGGTAACTCTATATTGCTATCGAGAAACCTGCTCAAATAAAGCCGCCTCTTTAACTGGGCAATACAGCAGAAACGGCCAAGATGATGATTTTTACTCTAAGAAATTGAAATATATCAATGATAGAATTTCGGTTTTAGAGGCTCAAATCACAGCGGAACAGCTCACAGGGCGGCCAGATAAGTATGTAGGGTATAGAAGTATTCCTCTATATCGAGGTGGCTAATATGTGGCTTGAATTATTGAATAAAATTAAATACGCAATCGAGAAAGCTGGGTTTGACGGACAAGTCAAACTCGGCTTTTTAAATCCTCAAAATGCTGGTGTTGATACCCTCGGAATGGTAATGCTAGGACGAGGCGAGGCAACGCCTGCCGATGAGAATGTGCACAATATGCTCAAACAAGAGTTTTACATTGAATGCTGGACTAAATCAGATAGTCATGAGTTCGATGTAGCTTATGAGCAGATTGCAGCTCTTGAAAGCAAGATAGAGAAAATCTTAATCGAGTTTAGAGAGCAATGCGGCGCACTTAATGGGGAGTATTGCGTATTGCAAGAAAGCGGCTATCAGATTATTGATATTCGCTGCACAAACAAAACAGACGATCACGACAGCATGAGGCCTTTTATTGGTACACAATACCGATTTGAGGCTAAAATGTACGATTTAAAAGAAAATCTAAATACTAAAGGGGGTATTTATTAATGGCAGAAACATTATACAAACCAGCGGCCGTGGATATGCCAACAGCAGGCAAGAACTACCTATTATATTTGAATGTAGGTACAAACGAAAAAGCAGGCGCTAAATGGCTATTGTTAGGCGGTCAACGCTCTGGCGACTTATCTCGTAAGGCCGACTCTATCGACGCCTCTCATAAGGGCTCTGGTGGCTGGAAATCTACGATTGCAGGCCTTAAAGAGTGGAGCTTTGCGATTGAAACACTCTTAATGCCTAAAGAAGAAAGCTTGAAACTCTTAGAAAAAGCATTCTTGGACGGCGACAATGTGCATATCAAATTTGAGTATCCAGATAAAACATTCTTCACTGGTATTGCCAGCGTTACAGAGCTTTCTATCTCTACACCTCATGACGGCGTAGCGACTTACAAAGGCTCTTTGAATGGCGTAGGCCCATTATCTGAGTTGCAACCAGCACCAACATTATAAGGCTGATAGGTAGCCTTATATACCTGTACTATTCCTAAAGTAGCGCTAAAATAGGGAGTTTTAATTATGAAAAAAGTAAATTGTGATTTATTTGAAAATGGCGAATATTTAATGTTCAATATGCAGCGCCTCATGGAGTTTGAGACTGTTGTAGGGCAACCAATTGGGGAGCTCTTACAAATGAGCATTTGGCCTGTTAATAGCATTATCACAGGTTATGCAATCGGCATGAAACAGCACAAAAGAAACGCTCAACAATATTATGAATTGTTTGACGAATTGCTTGCTGATGAAACCAAAGACATAAGCCTATTATCCTTGCAAGCGCCTCTTATGCAAGCGATCATTGCAAGTGGTGCTTTGGGTTCTAAAATGTACTATCAAATGTACCCAAACGAGCTCACGCCAGATGATAAGTTAGCTATCGAAAATGAGGCCGAACAATCAAAAAACTAGAGGGGGGCCAAGTTGCCCCCTCTTTTTCTTTATGGGTACGAAATGCGGAAGATATAGCATACAGCGTGTTAGAGCTAAAGCCGTGGGAATTTATGCGACTTCAACCTATGGAGTACAGAAAGCTAGTTAGAGGGTATGAGCGTAGGCAAAAACTACAGGATACAAACCGAGCTTTCTGGATAGCCAATATCATGAACACGCAGCTATCCGAGCCAATCGAACCGAAGAAATTTATTGACATTCTATATCCGCCAACAGCAGCCGAAAAGCGGCAAGCAGAGGCGGACTTTATCCGTGAATTTAGAGAGGCAGGGGGTGAGATATAGAAAATGGCAGATAGCAATATTAATGTTCGCATAAGCGCTGACAGTTCAGAGGCTACGGCGGTCGTCAATAAGGTGGCTAATACGATAAGCTCTGAGCTACCTAAAAGCATGGCAGAGGCGAGCAATAAAGTAGCTAAAGAGGCGGCTGGTATTCGTGCAGAGATAAAATCTATCGTATCTCAAATGAATAAGGGCTTGCAATTTGCTGGCGCTGTTACTGGTATAGGGCTAGTGGCTGACAAAATCAAAGACGTGGCAGTTGCAGCTACACAAACAGCCGACGAATTAACAAGCATTCGATCTCGTATTAATTTGATCAATGACGGATCACAAACTACCGCCGAGATCATGGACAAAATATATGGCGCAGCCAATCGCTCGAGAGGTAGCTATATAGACATGGCCGACAGCGTGGCAAAGCTCAATATGCTAGCAAAAGACGCTTTCAGCTCGAATGATGAGGCAATCGCCTTTGTGGAACAGCTGAATAAGCAATTTAAAATCTCTGGTGCTAGCGTGCAAGAGGCAAGCGCTGCGATGTACCAACTTACCCAAGCAATGGCTGCAGGTAAGTTACAAGGCGACGAGTTCCGTTCTATCATGGAAAATGCGCCGTTATTAGCTCAATCTATTGCCAATGAAATGGGGTTATCCGTTGGACAATTAAAAGAAATGAGTTCGCAAGGCCTCATTACAGCCGACATAATCAAGAATGCACTGCTCGGCAGCGCAGAGGAAACAAACGAGAAATTCGCCGAAATTCCTATGACATTTGCCGAGGTAGGCCAATCTATTCAAAACCAATTAATACAAGCCTTTCAGCCTGTACTTGAACAGATTTCTACTATTCCACAAAGTGGCGAGTTCCAAGCGTTAAGTGAGGGCGTAGGCGTAGCAATCAGAGGCATGGCAGTAGCAGCGCAAGGCTCTATAGGCTTAATTAGCGCAGCTTTTGCAGGCTTACGAATAGCAATATCCACTATCTCGCAGACAGTTCGCAGCTTTGGCTCTTTGTTTATTACGACTATGCCGAGAGTGTCGGCAGCCATATTGGCCGTGGTGGTAGCATTTACCACTTATAGGGCAGCTGTTGCCTTATGCAATGCTCAAACGGCAGCCCTTACCGTTAAAGTTGTGGCATATAGAGTGGCAGAGGTAGCCTCAGCTACAGCCACGAAAGCACATGCGGCGGCTATGGTGGTATTAAGAGCTGCAATGGCAGGAACAGCGACAGTATCGGCGCTATTAACGGCTGTACTGGCTGGCGTAAGAGGCGCTTATATTGCTGTTCGTAGCGGTGCATTAGCGGCAGCAGCGGCGCAGAGGGTTGTTAATCTCGTAATGAAAGCCAACCCTGTAGGGTTATTAATCTCTGTACTTGTAACATTGGTTACAGTATTTGCTACAGCGGCAGCGGCTGGCAATGGGTTTGGTAGCACGCTAAGCTCAGTATTCTCGACAATCGTCCATACTGCAGTTTGGGGCGTAAATAAGATTATTGAGGCCCTTAACTGGCTTATCGCAAAGTTAAACAGCGTAGGCGATAAAGTGGCCAAATTCTTTGGCGGTACGTTCACCGCTATCGCGCAGGTAGACACTATCAGCGCCGATACAGCGCAGGACATTGTAAATACTGCTGGCGATATGGCCTCGCAAGTATTTAGTGGCTTATCTGGTGGCGGTGATACAGGCCTTGATGTTGGCGGTGGCGGCGGTGGAGATTACGACACTAGCGGCGGCAAAGGTAAAAAAGGCAAAGGTGGCGGTGGCAAAGGCCACAAAGGCAAAGACCTCGAAAAAGAGGCTAAGCAAATTCACGAAAAAATCTTGCAATCATACCTTGAAATGCTGGGCAATAAGCAAGAGCTACTCGAATTAGAGTACAAGAAAGAACTTGACGAGCTCAATAAATCAAAGGCAGCCAATGCTAACTATCAACAAGACCTTGAACTATTGAACGCCGTATATGCCGATAAACGCATTAAAGCCAAACAAGAAGAAATGGCGAAAATGCGAGAAATCGAGAATAATATCCGTGATATGCGGAAAGACCTCGAGCTTAGTCTAGCGGTTAAGGATAGCACAGGCCAAGCCTCGCCTATGGTGCAATTCACAAAAGAATACACCGACGCAATAGACGCTATCGGCGATAAATGGGACAAATACACAGATGATTTTGTTCAAATGGATAAAATGCAGCAACAGCATTTTATTGATACGTTGAAAGAGCGAGGCATTCTGTTTGAAATGACAGAGGACGGCCGAGTTGACTTTGAAAAGCAAAAGACCGAGGAGCTGCTTGCTGTTCATCGAGATTATAACGATAAGTACCTAGAGTTACAGCGCACCATGGCCGAGGAGAAATGGAACATTGACGAGGCTATGCGTACACAGAACTTTGAGGCGTTGCAGTCGGCTCTCAATGATGAGTATGTAGCTACCCAACAAAACTATGATTTAAGAAAAAATCTTTTATCAGAGTACCAGCAGGCTGTAATGGATAGCCACTGGAACACACAACAACTATTATTTGACGCATTGAATGCAGGCATTGACAGCATGCAGAGCGGCATTTCTAGCCTTATTCAAGGTACAACCACGCTCACGAGTGCAATTCAAAACATAGGAAAGGCCATGCTTAAAGCAGTAGCTGACTTTGTGGCGAATTGGATTGCTGCTATGGTAAAAAAAGCCGTATTCGGTAAAATGCTACAGTCGCAAGAAACCACGGCAAGTATAGCGGCAGCGCAAGCCCAATTACCTGCATGGAGTGCACTTGCTCAACAAATGAGCATGGCGACGTTTGGCGCTAGTGCGGCTACTGGTATGGCTGCATGGAGTAGTAGCACAGCAGCAGGAACGGCGGCAAGTGCGGCGCTTGGTGCAGTTGGCAACTTTGGCGGCAGCTTTGGGGCTGCATTCAACGCTAATAGTATGCCAAAACTCGCAGAGGGTGGCCTTGCTTATGGTGCTACATTCGCCCAAATTGGCGAGGGTAAATATGATGAGGCTGTATTGCCTTTATCTGATACTGTATTCGACCGATTAGGCGAGGGCATTAATCGCTCTAATGGTGGTATTGGTGCAGGTGGCGGTATTACGCTCAACGTAAGCGCTATAGACGCCGAAAGCTTTGGCTCATTCCTTGAAACTAGAGGCGGCCAAGCATTAAGACAATTCTTAGTTAATCAAGACCGTGAATTTGTTGGCACGGCTGGGACGTGGTAGTTATGGCTGAATACTTAAAATTTCCTAGCATCATCTCGCTTGCGTGGAAATCACAAAAGGCGCAGAAATGGGACACCAAGACAAAGACCTCTGGCTCTGGTAAGGTTCGCACTATGACAAACTGGAAATATCCACAATACACCATTTCCACAGAGTTTGAGGTCCTGACACCAGCACAGTATAAAGAGTTAATGGGTTTTTACTCTAAAACTCGAGGCGGTACAGTTCCTTTCTTGTGGTTAGATCCAGAGGATAACGCCGAGAAAGGCATTCAACTCGGTACTGGTGCTATGGGTTCATGGCAAGCCGTGCGAAAGTTCGGTGATTTCCTAGAGCCTGTATATCATATCGAAAATCTTACATTATACGCTGACGGCTCACCTATTCGAGCTGTTAGCGATAAAGGCGTGATTAAGCTCGTAGCAGGGCAGACAGTAGCACCTAATGCGGTAATTACCGCCGATTATACCTATTATTGGCTGGTAAGGTTTAGCGGCGATATTACAGCCGAGTATATCTTTACAAATATTTATAAAACAAAATCATTTAAGTTAGTTACTACTCGATAGGGGGCGCAGTTATGAAAGAGGTAAATGAGGTATTAAGAAATCACCTCAACAATGATAAACATTTCATGAGCTGCGACCTTTACGAGTTGCGACTACGTAACGGCGTTACGTACTACTGGGCTGACTCAGACGCCGACATATCCTATAATGGTCAAATCTATAAGTCAGACGGCCCAATTATAGTGCGTGATAAGATAGCCACTAATAGCACGGTGAGCGTTGATAAGATGAGTGTTAGCATATCCACAAATGAGCAGGATAAAATAGGCGGCGTGCCTATCATGGCTGTAGCTCATAATGGTGGCTTTGACGGCGCTCAAATGACGCTAAAACGAGCCTTTTTTGATGATAATTACACCATTATAGGGGCGGTTGGCTTATTTACTGGCTTGTGCGAGGTTAGTCAAGGTGGTGGCCTTACCTTAAAGCTCAATGTTAAATCAATCGTGCAAAAGCTCAATATTGAATATCCAAATCGGCGGTATTATCCACAATGCCCTTTTAGCGTATATTCAAAAGAGTGCGGCGTTGATATTTCAAAATTCAGAAAGAGCGGCAAGGTTACAGCTTTAGGCTCTGGCCCTAATTCCATAAGAATTGATATACCATTCACAAATGGCTATTACACCGCTGGCGGTATTGATTGGATCACTGGCCCATTGGCAGGGCAATCAACACAGATATTACAAAGCGTTGACGGCGTAATTCTGTATATGAGCGCTCTTGAAGTAAGCCCAAGAGTTGGCGACCAATTCTATATATATGCTGGCTGCAATAAAACGCCTAGTGAATGCAAAAATAAATTCAATAACTGGAATAGGAACAGGGCAACGCCTTATGTACCACTAAAGGAGAGCATACGATGAATACTTTAACGACTGGCGAAAGGATAGCTAATGCTGCGATTGAGTGGCTAGGCACCCCTTACGCCAATAATTCAATGGTAAAAGGCGCTGGCGTCGATTGCTCTTATCTGTTAGTGGCTGCGGTGGTTGATAGCGGCCTCATGAAAGCCGACCGATTACAGATAGAAAACTACTCAAATGAATGGCATTTACACCACTCAGAGGAGAAATATCTTAAATATGTGCAACAAGTCGCCGATGAAGTGAAAGAGGGCTCTCCGCTTGAAATTGGCGATTTTATGCTATATCAATATGGCAGATGTATTTCTCACGGCGCTATATATATTGGTAAAGGGCTTGTAATTCATGCTTTCGTTGATTATGGCGTGATTATATCTAAACTTGATGATGTGATTTTTTATGATAAGAAAGGCCGCTCACGTTTGAGGGCTGTATACAGATTTAGAGAGGAGCGTGAATAATGGGCTTTTTATTTAGAGGCAAAAGCACAACTAGCCGAGCCGATATGATCGCTGACTTTCAAATCAATACAGCCTCATATGGTGAGGTAGTTCCAGAAATATTGGGTACTACTCGAGTAAGCGGTAACATCATAGATTATGATGATTTCACAGCTCACGAGCATAAAAGCACCACTAGAACTGGTAAAGGTGGCGGTGCAAAGCACACAAATATTACTTATACCTACTCTGTAGCGGCTGCTATTGCTCTATGCGAGGGCCCTATCGCTGGTATTGGTAAAGTGTGGCGTGATAAGGAAATATATCAATATCCGAATGAAAAAATCGAGCTAACCTTATTCAATGGTGAGGCGGCTCAAACTCCGTGGCCGTATATGCTATCTAAGCACCCAGAGAAAGCACTACCTTATAGCGGCTTGGCTTATATGGCTGGGGTCGTAGACCTCGGCGAGCGTGGCAGCTTACCACAATATAATTTTGAGGTATACGGCAAGCTTAGAGATACAGGCGACGGCGTGGACGTAAACCCAGCCGATTATATCGAGCATGTACTGCAATCAGTTGGAGCAGATGTGCAAATTGAGGGCATTGAAAACTTTAGAGCCTACTGCAAGGCGGCTGATATATTAATCAGTACACCGCCAGAGCAAAAGAGCGCTAAAGCTCAAAGCATTATCAATGATATAGCCGAGATCACAAATAGCCTTGTATTTTGGAGTACTGATAGGCTTAAAATCGTACCTTTAGCCGATAAACCAATAGGTACATGGACGCCTGCGAACCAAATTCAATATGACTTAACGGCAGATGATTTTATCGCAGGCACAGACGGCCAGCTTATTCTTTATAAGCGAAAAGATACAAGCGAGGCTTACAATGAGGCAACAGTAGAGTTTATTAACCGTGCCAATGGCTACGAGAAAGAAACAGTATCTTTCGAGGTGGTGGCCGATGTACAACGCAACGGCTTAAAACCAGCCTCTAAAAAGACTGCTCACTACCTATATACAAAGGCTAGGGCTCAATACTACGCTGAACAGTTAGCTATGAAACGCTTGTATGCTAAGACTCAATACACATTTAGGCTAGATTGGGCGTTCTGTACTTTAGAGGTAGGCGATTTAGTAACGCTTACAGATGAGGCCTGCCAGTTAAATAGGCAGATTGTAGTTATTACGGCAGTTAATGAGGCAGCCGACGGACAACTCGAATTTACAGCAGAGGGCAAGCCTGCTGGTACATATGCACCAGCTCGCTATGATGTACACGAAAACGAGCGGCCTTTCATTGATTACAACCAAGCAGCGCCGAGCGTCAACGATGTGGCAATCTTCCAAACCGTTGGCGATGTAGGCGGCAATCAAGTATTTATAGGCGTCAACGCTCCGAGCGGTTGGGGCGGCTGTTCTGTATGGCTATCTGATAACGGCGAGAATTACAGCCGCATAGGATCGATTATGCAACAGGCTCGCATGGGCCGCACTCGGTTAGCATTTAACGAAACAGCGACCGCTTGCGATGTTACTCTTAATCAAGGCACACTCAAAGGCGGAACGCACATTGACGCCGAGCGAGCGAATACGCTTTGTTGGGCTAATGGTGAGGCTTTCAGCTATGAGGGCGCTAATATGGGCCCTAATAATCAATTTTCATTAACTGGCCTCGTGCGTGGCCAATACGGCACTAATGCAATCAGTCATAACGCTGGCGAGCGGTTTATTCGTGTAGATGAGGCCCTTTTTAGATACCCATATCGCAAAGAGGATATAGGAAAAACAATACACCTCAAATTTACCTCTATGAACCTATTCGGCAGTAACGAGCAGGGCCTCGACGAGGTGCAGGCTTATCAATACACCTTAACGCCGTACTTTATCCCAGAGGTTACAGGCCTCACGCTATACACTAAATACTATGAGATCACTAATAGGGTTGAGTCATTCGATGTGGTGGCAGAGTTCAATGTGCCACACATTAACAGCCTAGATACTGTGGAAATCTGGTATAGAGAGCCTAGTGGTACATGGAAATATGGCGGCGCAGGTGAGGGGCAAGTCATTATAAGCGGCTGTGAATTAGGGCATACATACGAGGTTAAAGCCGTTGTAAAAGACACACACGGAAACACTTCGCAGGGCGTATCTAAGAGCATTACCGTAGAGCTAAAGAGTGAAATTCCAAATAAGCCGCTAGGCTTTTCGATTTCGTTCAGCGATATGGCTCATTTCAACTGGCTAGAGGTTAGAAATGCCGATGTAGATTATTACGAGCTAAGGCTTGACTTGAATTCAGGTCAAAATGACGGCTTAATCGGTCGCAGTAATAACACCACATACAGCGGAACGCTACAAAATCGGACTGGTAAAGTCTACTTGTATGCTCACAATCCAGCCAAAGGCTATGGCGCACCTGCTGAATTAACCTATAACGTGCCACTACCTAAAATGCCTACTAACGTAAAGGCTACGGCTAATATTAACGGTATAGGAGTTACATTCGAGGCTATACCTGCCAACTGCAAAGGCGCTAATGTATATGTAGATAACAAGGTATACTTTACTACTACAAACGCTTTAAGCATTCCTTTAGAGGCTGGTGTGTACAACGTAAAAGTGGCTTACGTTGATATATTCGGCGAGGGCCCTGCTACAGAGGCCGTGAGCGTGGCAGTTAAAGCTAAAATTGATAAAGAGCTACTCGATATGGAAAGCCTCGGCATATCTAATATGGATAAGGCTATTAATGATCTAAAGGGTGAAGTCGGCACAGTCAAGACTAGCGTTAATGGTTTTGAGAATAAACTCATCGACCAAGCAAGTGCATTCCAGCGCTCTTTGAATGATTTAAACAGTAATGTAAACTCACAAATCACTCAAATATCCAACGGCATAGAGCTCAAAGTAACAAATGCACTCGGAAAGCTCGACGGCAAAGAACTCATAAGCCGTATTAACTTAACGCCAGCAGGCACTAAGATTGACGGAAAGCTTTTGCATGTTACTGGACAAACTCTATTTGATAAAAATATTATCGCTAAAGGTATGATACAAGCTGGCGCAGTTAGCGCCGAGAATATCCATGCTGACAACTTAGCAGCTATCTCGGCTAATATAGGCGATTTACGAGGCGGCACTATTACAGGTACAACAATTAAGAATGAGTCTAATACGTTTAGCGTTGACGCAGAGGGCAATATTAGAGGTGTAAATATTACAGGCTCTAGGATAGACGCAAACAGCGTATATGCAAACGGCGAACCGCTTAAAAATACTAACTTTATGAGTGTGCACGTTGTAAGTGGCCAAAAAATTAACCTGCCTAGCGGATACAATTACGAGCGCTGTTTATTCTATGCAACTAACGTGAAAATGAATAAAGAGGCCTCATATAAATTAAATGGCCGATATTTTAGCGATGAGGATATGCGCCAGATACATGACTTCAATAACCGATATTCGATGTACTGGAACGGAAAGCCAGACGGTGGCAGGATGGACGACCTCGAAGGTGGATATTGGCTACATGGCGAGCCGTTGCAAAATCGAGTTTTCTTTCCAAACGGAGATAGCCCAGACGGTGGAACATTCTCATATGGCCGAGGTTATGCGAAGAATAATGCAGCTAGTCAAAACAATGACGGCCGCTGGTATAGAGGCTGCGGCGTAACTAAAGAGGGCTATTTCTATTTCTTTTACAATTCTGGTAAATTTGGCTATTACGGAGAGGCTGACTTACTCGTAATTTCATTCTGGTAAAGGGGGTATATATGGACTTTATACGCAAAGAAAACGAAACTTTGCATATAGGGGCTGACTGGCGGCGAGCATATACACTAACTACTGATATGGATATATCGGCAGGGCATGCAATATGCAAAGTTCGCAGTATTCAAGGTAAGCTGCTATGTGAGGCAGAAACAAAGATACAGGATAAGACTGTATACGTTACTATTCCAAGTGCTCAGACCTTGACGATTAATAAGACCTACACTAAGGGCAATTATGATGTGTTTCTTGTTGTAGGCGACAATACTTTTAAAATGATCATGGGTGAAATTAACTTCATTCATGATGTATCAATGCATTAATTAAAAGGAGAAATAATTATGCCAAACGAACTTCAAAAAATCTTAGTTGAATTAGCTGATAAACCTCTAAATGTAAATCTAGGCTTAGGCGAAAAACCTGTCAATATGAATATTAACATTCCGGGCTTAAAAGGCGTTGACGGAGTAGACGGCCGCAATGGGGCTGACGGCCTAAGTGCCTATGATATCGCTCAACTAGAGGGCTTTAGAGGTACTCGTCAAGAGTGGTTAGACTCTTTAAAAGCAAAAGTTGAAGTACATAATGCGTTTACAGCATTAAAACGCAAAAATATTTATTTGCCTAACGCTCAACTTGATACAATACTAACTAAGCTTATCGAACTAATGGGTAATAGTATTGATGTTCCTGTTAAGCCTCTTGAATTTGACCAACCAGCAAATGGGCAAACTTATATTAATGTATATGGGCAGCCTCATTTTAAAGTTGCTTTGAGTGGTCAAGGTGTGCAAAGTGCTACAGTTATCGAGGATAGCGGTAAAGCAAAATTGAACCTAACTACACCTTTTGCGTCCGATGATGTGGATATTGAATATTTCAACTTACTAGATGAGTCTATCGGTACTTATAAAGTGCATGGAAATAGCGGCACTAAAACAACAATCGGTGATTATGAATTTGCAAATGATTACGATACTCAAAATTACGAGTTCCCAGAGGTTACGACAGTAGGGGCTTATGCATTTGGTAACTCCGCCAAGACAATCAAATTACCTAAAGCAGTTAGAATTGATAAAACCGCTTTTAATAATTGCGCAGATGTAACAGAAATTCATATCCCTAGTTTTGTGATGCAAAAGGGTAATGAGTTCCAAACAATCGACATGGTAAGCCTCGTTAAATTGGTGTTAAATGAGGCGTCCGATGTTGAGGCTTTATCTAATATGCTATTGAATGGAGGTAAAATTTATAACCAAAATGAAGCCAAGTATTTTGATAAAAAATCTAAAACATGGGTGCAGGCATAATTTAAACGTGGTAAGGGGAATAA